TGATCTTCAGCAACGCGGCTTTCACGGCGTATCATGGCGCTGGCTATGCGGATGACCTGGTGGGCGGGTATATGGCCGATGGCGAGCCTGCGCTGCCGTCACGGCTGCGTGACCGGTTCAATGCGGACAGCTTTGATGAAGTGGTCGAGCGCAAGCTGCGACGCGTTGACTATGTGCCGCCGCGCGGTGCGCTGGTGGCGACCAAGCGAGCAGAGCGTTGGCTGATCGGTTACGCATTAGGCATCTGCGTCGGGACGAAAGCCGCGTTCCTTTCGCGCGGTGGTGTGATATACGTTTCTTTGGATGACATTGACAAAAGCTGGGTTCCAAAATGCAAGCAAAGGTGAATTGATATGCCCCCCGTTGCTCTAGCTATTTCTGGCTTCTCATTTCTTGGGTTTACCGGCTTGGCCGCTGTTGGTGCTTACGTCGGCGTCAGCCTTGTCACGTCTTGGGCATTGCAGGCGCTTTCGCCCAAACCTGACTTTGGCGGACTTGGCGGATCGTCGGGCTTACTTGTCAATGCCGAGAACCCTGCCGCACCGCATGACTTCGTTTACGGCGAGGTCCGCAAGGGTGGCACGATCACCTATTACGAGACAACCGGCACAAACAACAAGTTCCTGCACCAGATCGTCGCGCTTGCTGGGCATCCCGTGGACAGCATCAACGACATCTACATCAACGATGAAGTTGTGACGCTGGATGGCAGCGGCTTTGTCACGTCGGCACCGTGGAACAGCAAGATCCGGATCCAGAAATATGACGGCACGCAGACCACAGCACCAGCCAGCCTACTGTCGGAAAGCAGCCAGATCAACGCCAGCTTCGTCGGCAACGGGATCGCCTATCTCTACATCCGCTACGAGTTCGACCAGGACGTTTTCGCAAATGGCCTGCCCCTGATAACGGCTGTGGTGCGCGGCAAGCGGGTGTTCGATCCCCGCACCAGCACGACGGCCTACAGCAACAACGCCGCCATGTGCGTGCGCGATTACATCACGTCTGGCTACGGCCTGAACGATGGCACGATTGACGACACCGTGTTTTCGGCAGCGGCAAACATCTGCGACGAAAACGTGACCCTTGCTGGCGGCGGCACCGAAAAGCGATACACGATCAATGGCGTGACATCGGCGGGTCAGACGCACGGCAACGTCTTGCAAACGATGATGACCGCCTGCGCTGGATCGCTGTTCTGGGGCGCTGGAAAATGGAAGTTGGTCGTGGGCGATTACGTTGCGCCTGCCAAAGTGCTCACGCTGGACGATCTGCGTGGCCCGATCAGCCTGTCAACACGGGTTGACTTGCAGGACCAGTTCAACGGCGTGCAGGGGACGTTCATCGACGCTGGCAACCGCTGGATTACCGCGGACTATCCGCCTATCAAAAGCCCGACGTTTGTTACGGAAGATGGCGGGCAGGAGACGCTGCTTGATCTGGCGTTGCCATTCACGACCAGCGCTGCGACGGCACAGCGGCTGGCCAAGCTAACCCTTTTCCGTGGGCGTGAGCAAATGACGCTGACCGCCGACTTCGGGCTGAACGCCTTTGACGTGGAGGTTGGCGAGATTATCGCGTTCACCAACCCGCGTTATGGCTTCGACGAAAAAGAGTTTGAGGTTGTCGGCTGGTCGTTCGGCGCGGCGGAGGCTGGCGATCTGCGGGTCACGCTGACCCTGCGCGAAACCAGCGAAGCGGCGTTTGACTGGGACGCCGACGAGTTGGCAATCATCAGCAACAATACCAACCTGCTCAAGTTCACCGAGGTGCCTTCTGTTGGCGTAAGCGCAACTGCACGGACGCAAATTACCAACGAGAAGATCACCAACATCATCGCGGTCACTGTCACTAGCGGCAACCCTGCTGGCGTTGACTTGGTTGAGGTGCAGTTCAAGAAATCGTCGGACTCAACCTACATCATCTTGGGAACAGGCGAGTTAGGTGTCTACGAGGCGATTGACTTGCTGGATGATTCTTACGACTTTCGTGCGCGGGCGATTAACGCTTTCGGGTTTCGCGGCGAGTTTGAGTTCCTAACAGGCATCGACGCCTTCGAGCCGACTGTTCCATCTGACGTGACCGCGCTGTTTGCTGAGGTCAATGGCACGACAACGCACCTTGAATGGACGCCGATCACCGATCTTGATCTTTCGTTCTATCGGATCAGGCACGCGGTCGAGGTGGTTGACGCAACGTGGGCCAACGCGACCACGGCGCTGGACAAGGTATCGCGGCCAGCATCTTTTGCATCCCTGCCAACGCGCCCCGGCACATATCTGGTGCGGTCCTACAACAAGTTCGGCTTGGCTTCGACCAACGTGACCAGCGTTGTCATCACCGATGACGTGGTGCCTGATTACACGAACACCGACACGCAGACTGACAGCCCGACTTTCGCAGGCACAAAGACAGGTTGCACAGTGGCCAGCAGCGAATTGCGGATCACTGACCCCTCGGTTTCGCCATCTGAGGCGACCTATGACTTCTCTGCGGTCATTGATACGTCAACGGCCCGCAAAGCGCATGTCCGCATTGACGCGAACGTAAACCGCTTGGATACGTCTGCTGGCCTGTGGGACGATCTGCCGGGCTTGTTTGATGACCTGCCGGAGCTTTTTGACAGCTTTACCGGCGCTGCGCAGTTTGCTGACACCAACCTGGAGTTTTTCGTGTCAACAACGCCGGACGATCCTGCTGGCACGCCAACGTGGTCACCCTACCAGCAATTCCGCGCGGGCGAGTTCTTCGGTCGGGCCTTCCGATTCAGAGTTGTTTTGAAATCCTTTGCAAACAATGTTACACCGTCAATAAGTGGCCTCATGGCCCTCGTGGAGTATAACTGATGTCAGAATCCAGCCATTCCGTTGGTAACGTATCCGCCCCCGCCTTCCGCACGGCGATGAACGCATCATTGCAGGCGTTGGCGTCTCTCAACTCTGGGACTACAGAACCTGACACGACTTATGCCAATATGTTTTGGTATGACACGGCGGCGAACACATTGTATATGCGGTCAGAGGATGACGATGTTTGGATTAGGATTGGCGTCTTGAACCAATCAACCAGTAAGTTTGAGGTTGAGGACTACCTTGGTTTCACCCCAGTGCAGCAGGGCGGTGGTGCAGGTCAGTTGAGCAATAAAGTTTACATCGGCTGGACCGGTACCGAACTGAAGGCGCAAGTTGATACCTATGACCAAGGGGCGATCGCTTTTAAGTCTGACATTCCTGCTGGCTACTCTGATGCACAAGCTAGGGCTGCGCAGGCTGGTCATTCTGCTGGGGGAATTGGGTCTTACGGGTTTTTCTTTAATAATAACTATTCAATTGAAAATAACGTAACCACCACAAAAAATCCGGGACACCTTGAGGCTGGCAGCTTCTTAAGATGGTCGGGTGCTGATCCGAGCGCGGGCGCTCATTCTTACGGGTTTTTCGCAACAGCCCCAAGCGGAACTTGGAGATTGATGGGTTTCTTTAATCATAGAGAAAACAGCGATAATCAACAGACATTATTTCCACGGTATAGCCTTTACTTGAGGGTATCATAATGAAAAATCGCAATCCTATCTTTATTGAAGACGGTCGCATTAATTGCGAAATTGAGCATCCACAATATGGCTGGATACCGTTCACCGCTGACCCAAATGATGTGGAGCCAATCGGCGCACAGGTTTTCAACGCTGCCAAGGCAACTGCGGCACCTTACGTTGCACCACCTCCCCCACCTCCCCCACCCCCGCCCACACAAGCCGAACAGGAAGCCGAGCAGGAAGCCAAACGCCAGTTAGCATACACCGCTGAAGCTGACCCCCTGTTCTTCAAGTGGCAGGCTGGTGAGGCCACAGAAGCCGAATGGTTGGCAAAGCGTGAGGAAATCAGAACAAGGTTCCCTTACCCCAACGCTGGCTAACAGCGACCTTTCCACACGACCAAAATCGCGCTACAATGCGCACATCTTTCAACAGCGGAGGCCAGCATGGCTACTCTTGATAACCGAGTGTTTGACAACGGCCTGACCGTTCTTGACACAGAAGCTAACGCAATTCACGTCACGTCAGCAGAGGCAACCAGCTTTGCCAACGTGGCTGCTGTAACTCTGGGCAACAGTACCTCGCTGTCCATCGGTGCGCCCGCAGATCGCGCTGGCGGTGGTCGTGAGGTTGTCGTGGCTGCTATCACAGATGGCTCGGTCACTGGCACTGGCACTGCAACCCACTACGCCATTGTGGACACTGTGAACAGCCGTCTACTGGCAACAAGCACCCTGACAGCATCGCAGTCTGTCACATCAGGCAACACGTTCACGCTGTCGTCCGTTGCTATCGGCATCCCTGATCCAGTCTAAGGTTAACTAAACAATGGTCACTCTCGTAAACAGAGCCAAAGTATCCACTGCTACAACTGGCACTGGTACAATCACGCTTGGCTCTGCTGAGAGTGGCTACCAGACGTTCGCTGATGCTGGCGTGGTTGACGCTGATGTGGTTCGCTACGTCATTGAAGATGGCACAGCTTGGGAGATTGGTTTGGGCACCTACACGGCGTCTGGTACTACTTTGTCACGCACTGTCCTTGAGAGTTCCAACGCTGACGCAGCTATCAACCTGTCAGGCTCTGCGGTGGTGTTTGTGGGGGCTGCGGCTGAAGACCTTGCGCCTGAGAAGGTGGGAACGATCACAGGCACAACTCTTGACCTGACTTCTGGTAACGTGTTTAGCTACACCCCTACGGCTGACACTACGTTTGTGTTTAGCAACCCCCCTACGACGGGTACTGCCCTCGGATTTACGTTGGGGCTAACTGGCCTGTATATTTCTGACGGCTATGACCTAGCTAATGCAGAGCCACCTGCTTATGGGAGGTTCAGTGTTGCTGCTCAAGAAACAGTTCCAACCGGCATATTCTTCAAACCTGATGGCTCAAAGATGTACGTTATTGGGTCTAGTGGAGATGATGTAAATGAGTACGACCTAAGCACCGCTTGGGATGTAACGTCGGCCAGTTACTTACAGAACTTCAGCGTAGCTGCTCAAGAAACATCTCCAACCGGCGTGTTCTTCAAACCTGATGGCACTAAGATGTATGTTATTGGGACCACTGGAGACGATGTTAACGAGTATGACCTAAGCACTGCTTGGGATGTAACGTCGGCCAGTTATCTACAGAACTTCAGTGTTTCCGCTCAAGAAACAAATCCAACCGGATTGTTCTTCAAACCCGATGGCACAAAGATGTACGTTATTGGGTCTAGTGGAGATGATGTAAATGAGTATGATTTAAGCACAGCTTGGGATGTTTCTTCAGCTAGTTACTTACAAAACTTCAGTGTTGCTACTCAAGAAACAGTTCCACAAGGCATATTCTTCAAGCCTGATGGCTCAAAGATGTACGTTATTGGGTCTAGTGGAGATGATGTAAATGAGTACGACCTAAGCACCGCTTGGGATGTAACGTCGGCCAGTTACCTTCAGAACTTCAGTGTTTCCGCTCAAGACACAAGTCCACAAGGCATCTTCTTCAAACCCGATGGCACAAAGATGTACGTTATTGGGTCTACTGGGGATGCAGTCTATTCATACACCCTAAGCACAGCTTGGGACGTAAGCGCTGCCAGCTTTGATTTTCCCACTGAAGGGTACTTCATTGTTTCTACTCAAGAAAAATCTCCAACCGGCATCTTCTTTAAGCCGGATGGGACAAAAATGTATGTTCTTGGGTCCATTGGGGACGATGTTAATCAGTATGATCTAAGCACAGCTTGGGATATAACTTCAGCCAGTTACTTGCGGAACTTCAGTATTGCTGCTCAAGACACAGCTCCAACAGGCATCTTTTTCAAGCCTGATGGGACAAAAATGTATGTTCTTGGGTCCATTGGGGACGACGTAAATGAGTATGATTTAAGCACAGCTTGGGATGTTTCTTCAGCTAGTTACTTACAAAACTTCAGTGTTGCTACTCAAGAAACAGTTCCACAAGGCATATTCTTCAAGCCTGATGGCTCAAAGATGTACGTTATTGGGTCTAGTGGGGATGCAGTCTATTCATACACCCTAAGCACAGCTTGGGACGTAACGTCGGCCAGTTACTTACAGAACTTCAGCGTAGCTGCTCAAGAAACATCTCCAACCGGCGTGTTCTTCAAACCTGATGGCACTAAGATGTATGTTATTGGGACCACTGGAGACGATGTTAACGAGTATGACCTAAGTACAGCTTGGGATGTTTCTAGTGCATCTTACTTACAGAACTTCAGTGTCGCTGCCCAAGAAACAAATCCAACCGGCATCTTTTTCAAGCCTGATGGGACAAAGATGTACGTTCTTGGAGCTGATGGAGATGCAATATGGCAATACTCCACAGGCCTTGTCGGAGATGCGACCTTCACATACCCTGCGTCTGTCGAGTGGCCATCAGGTACACCACCTACCGCCCCTGGTGACGGTGAGACAGACCTACTGACATTCCTCACGCAAGATGGCGGCACAACTTACTACGGACGCTTGATAGGTGACAACTTCAGCTAAATAGGATCTCCAAATGCACGTTAAGATCACAAACGACCAGCCCGTAGAATTTCCCTACACAATCGGGCAATTTCGTCGTGACCACCCCCAGACTAGCTTTCCTCGCATCATTCCTGACACGATGCTGAAGCGCCATCTTGTGCATCCAGTGATTGAACTGTCTAAGCCAGCCTATGAGCCGTTGGTACAAAATTTAGTAATGGGCGATATGCCTCACAAAGAGGTGATCCGTCTGAAGACAGAAAACGATGCCACAAACCATATAGGCGAGGTAGACCAGTCTCAGGTAAGTCAGCCTATTCACGGTAATCGCTGGTTCATTGGCTACACGGTCGTCAACAAGCCGCAGGATCAGGCAGAGCAGGCAGTCCGTAACAAGCGTGATCGCCTACTGCAAGACACCGACTGGCAAGCCCTAAGCGACAACACAATGGGCGAGGCAGTGACAACCTACCGCCAAGCCCTGCGCGATGTGCCAGATCAGGATGGTTTCCCGTTTGGTGTCGTGTGGCCCACTAAACCTTAGGAGTAACCCATGCTAGGTTTTAGCCCCCTCGCCTCTGCACCGCTTGCGGATGATGGGGTTACTGCTGACGTAATTTACGGGCTGAATGGCAATGACATTACGACAGGTCAGCCCACTGTGGGCACATCTAGCGTAGCCCAAGACCATGACTTTACGCTTACTGCTATCACCACAGGCCAGCCCACTCTCCCATCAATTACGATGTCGGAAGATGAGACCTTTAATGCTGATGGGGTCACTACAGGTCAGCCCACTGTGGGCACATCTAGCGTAGCCCAAGAGCATGACCTTACGCTTACTGTTATCACTACAGGTCAGCCCACTCTCCCATCAATTACGATGTCGGAAGATGAGACCTTTAATGCTGATGGGGTCACTACAGGTCAGCCCACTGTGGGCACATCTAGCGTAGCCCAAGAGCATGACCTTACGCTTACTGTTA